GGATCACGTCCATGTTGACCAACCAGACCGCGCGCCCGAACGACGACGCCGGCATACGCGCCATCATCTTGATCGCGTTGCGGCCGTGGAACGTGGCCGCGGTTTGCGCCGGCGCGGTTTCCTTGGCCACCGATACCGTGCAGGCCGCACCGAGGATGCCCAGCGGTTGTCCGACGCCGCTGCCATTGATGATCGCGTCGGTCACCTTGTAGGACATCTTCTCGCCGGCTTTCTTGGCGACATAGCTGCCCATCGCGGCGGTGTCCTCCAGCAATTCATCGGTCACCGGCACCAATGCCGTCAAGCGGTGTAGCTTGAGCGTCACGTCCTTGAGCAGCGGCTTGCTCTGCGTCATGGCCTGCGCTTCCGAATCCCAGTACGCCAGGATTCCGCCGGTCGTTTGCCAGGCCGTCGTTTCGTCGATCGGGAAGGTGATCGAATTGCCGGACACCGGCTGTTGATCGGTGCGGGCGAGCAAAGACTCCTCGCCGGTCACCAGTGCGGTAATGGTGCTGCGCCATTCCGGCGGGACCGCGAAGCCGCCATCGCCGCCGATACCCTCCGAGCCGTAAGTCGTCAGCGCATTCTGCACCAGGCGCGCGTCCGGTTCCGATGGATTGGTAGCGGCACGCCGCACGGAATTGCAGAACTCGCCGAAGTCGCGGAAGCCCCAACGCTGGCGCTCTTCCACGGTCGTGATGCGCGTGTTGCGCATACCGCTCGAGGCCGGCACCACGGCGTTTTGCAGTTCGAGGTTGGGCGCGGGTCCGATCGACGGCGGGACCACGCGCGCTTGCGGCGCGGACAGCCGCGATTCCTGCGCGTCGAGACGCACCCGCCGCGCGATGTCGGCCTCCACCGTTTCGAACTCGTTGAAAATCGCTTCCAGTTCGGTTTGCTCTTCCGTTTTCAGGTCGCGCTTCTCCGCGTCCGCCTTCGCCTGAATGCTCTTGCCGATTTCCTGCAATTCGACAAGCCGGGCTTGCAGTTCTTGGATCGTCTTCATTCCTGGCTCCTAAAATAAAACCGGCTGGAGGCCGGTCCCTGTATCGGCTTGTCGCCGCCTATGCCGATGATCCGGCCATTCGTTTTTGCTGCAATGCAAGTCTCACGCTGGCAATGTCGCGTGCCGGCGTGGCGTTCGCATCCGCCCGCTTCGGCGGATGCTTGAAATTGAACACCGTCAGGTCGACGTAGGCCGCAATGCGCTGCTCTTCTGTCGTGGCATCCGAAAAGCCGTGTTGTCGCGCTTCCTGTGCGGTCATCCACGTTTCGTTGGCCATCATGTCAGCCAGCGCCGTCGCATCCTTGCCGGTGCGGTTGGCGTAGGTGTCGACGATCTGGCCCTTGATCTGGTCGAGCAGGTCTGCCGTCTTGCGCATATCCTGCGCGCTGCCCGCCGACATGCCATAGGGATCGTGGATCATCATCGTGGCATTGCTCGCCATGCGGATTTCGTCTCCGGCCATCGCAATCACCGAGGCGATCGACGCCGCCACGCCGTCAACATCGACCTCGATGCGCGCGGGGTGCCGCGCCAGAGTGTTGTAGATCGCCAGTCCGTCGAATACCGAACCGCCAGGCGAATTGATGCGCAGGTTGACCACGTCGACCTTGCCGAGCTTGTTCAACTCGTCGGCAAACGACTTCGCCGAAATCCCGCCGAACCACGGATCGGCGCCGACCTGATCGTACAGCCAGATCTCACCGCTGCGATTGCCGCGGTTTACGAATCGAACATTGGGCTCACCCATGAGCGCGTCTCCAAGGAGGTGTTCTGAGGACGGTAACCGCCGAATCTTCCGGCGCAGTTGCCGAAGTCGTCGCGTCCGTGGTGTCTTCCGGATCTTCGGCGGGCGCCGCTGCCGCTCCGGTCGTCGGGCGCTCTTCGCCGGCTTCCATGTAATTCATCGGCTGCAGGTAGATGTCGCCGTTCTCGATCGGCCCCATGTTCTCCAGCCGCCGCACATCGTTTGCCGACAGCCATCCGCCAAGACGGCCTTTCTCGTAAGCGTTGAACCGGCTCATCACGTCGCCGCGCAGCAGGGTGTCGATGTTGAGGCGCGTGGACTTGGTCACCTGCAACCCATAGCCGATCAACTTGATGTCGACCTCTTGCTCGAGCCGGCGGCACCACGGCAGGATGGTGTCCGTCACAAACTCGATCGCCTGGTGCTCGATGTTCGAAAACGTGGCGCGCTGCAGATCGGCGACCTTGTGCGGCGGGACGCGGAACCAGCGGCATATTTCCAGCACATCGAAGGCGCGCGATTCAAGGAACTGCGCATCGAGCATGGTCATCGACAGCCGCTCCAATTCCATGCCTTCCTCGAGCACCACGGTTTTGGCAACATTGGTCGGCCCGCTATAGGCCGCGTTGAACGACTTTTTCAGATAGTCCTTGGCCTGTTCCGAGAGTTTCCCCGGATGCTTCAGGGCGATGCCGACGTGCGCGCCGTTGGCAAAGAAGTTCGCGCCGAACTCGCCCATTGCCAAGCCGCTGCCGATCGACCGCCGCGCCAATTGCAGCACCGACAACCCGTAGTGACCGTCGCTGCCGAGTCCGTGCACGTGCAGCATATTGGCCGCGGGAATCTCGCGCTCGTAATCTTCAGCTGAAACACAGAAGCGCAATTCGCCGGCGTCGTTGTGTTTGATGGTGACCGGGGTTCGCACCGGGTCCAGCGGCCACAATTCGATCGGGCGTCCGCCGCCATCGCGCACAATCTCAGAGTAGTGATTGCCATAGATCATCGCGTGTAGGAGCGCGGTCTCGCGCCAGGTGAACGCCGTCATTTCCGGGTTCGCCTGCGAGTTCAACAGCCTGATTAGTTTGTCGTTCAGCGACCGCTCGCGCGTACCGTCGGGCTTGTTGTTCATCACATGCCAGCCGAGGGTGGCAATCGTCTCGCTGATGATCCGCGCGCAAGCCCATACCGTAGCGTGCGTCAGTATCGTCGCCGGATTGACCACCATGCCCGCGTTGCGGCCGTAGAACAAACCTTGATACGTCGGCGTCCTCGGCTGCGGGACCAGGTTCACGAGTTTTCGGATCCAATCGAACATTAGATGAGCACCAATCCGCCTTTTTCGTAGATGGAAGGCCCAACCTCGGCCACCTTGCCCGCCGCGCCCAACGCCATCGCCAGCGCCACAATGCCGTCGATGCGCCCCGTCGCCTTGCTCTTGTCCAGCTTGCGGTTATTCGCCGGGTCGCGCGTGGCGACCGCATTCGCCGCGCACCAGGTCAGGATCGGATTCCCGCCGTGCAGGATCTTCCCCGACGCCACCGCCGCCTCGAGCGAATCCAGCGCCGGGCTCATGTCCTTGTACCCCTGCCCGAATTCGGCCAGCGGCACCGCGATGCTCCGCGCGTCGAGTTCCTTTTTCAGCACGTCGATGCGCCAGCGGTCATAGGCCACCGCCTGCAGATCACACTCGCCGGCGATCTCCCCCAGACGTTCCGCGATGAAGCCGTAATCCACCGACGCGCCGGGGGTTGTTTCCAAGATGCCTTGCTGCGCCCATAGGTCGTAGGGCGCGCGATCGCGCCGCGCCCGGTCGGCAAGTCCGCGCTGCGGCGCCCAGAAGTACGGGCGCACGTGCCAGACCCCATCGCCGTCGCGCGCTGCCAGCACCAAGGCGGTCAAGTCCTGCCGCGCGGACAGGTCCAACCCGGCCCATACCGAACAGGACTCGAACACTTCCGGCAAGGGGTCGCCACCGCACGCTTCCCATGATGTCCTCGAAATAAATGGATTCGACGCATTGACCCGCTGGTTAAGCACCAGGTTGCGGTACGCCGCCTCCGCCGCCGGCATCCGCCGTGCCGCCTCCGCCGTCGCCATCACTTCGGCCGCGTTCAGAAAGTCACCGAGCGCCGGATTCGCCTGCTTCTGCGCTTCCTCGGAGAACGGGTCGAGGGCCTCATCCGCAGTCCAGAAGAACAACTTGACCTGGGGATCCGATCCCGTCTTGGCGTCGTCAATGAGCAGCGACAGCAAGTCGCCATCCGTCGGCGCCTGCGTCGAAATCACCACCGACAGCGGCGACTCCTGCGCGCCGGCCGCGGTCTCGAGCGCCTCATACAGGTCCGAACGCGGGCCGCGCACCTGGCCCAACTCATCGTGGACAACGAGCGCCGGACTTAGGCCATAGGCCGTCGACGCCTCCGCCGACAGGGCGCGGTATAACGTGCCGAGTTCGGCGCAATAAAGCTGCTTCGCGGTATCCCTGATGACGACGTGCTCGCGCAGCTCCGGCGACAGGCGCACGATCTTGGCCGCAAGTTCAAAGATCACCGCCGCCTGGTCTCGCGACTGCGCCGCGGAGAACAGCTGCGAATTCGCCTTCGCCGCCGGCCCGACCAAATGCAGCAACAGGATGAACGCAGAAATCGCCGTCTTG